GTTGTGAACGGCTCCACGTACTCCGCTTACTTCGTTAAGAAACCTTCACCGAAAGAGATCGATAAAGTGTTTCACAGCTTAATGAACCCGGCGGCGGACGTAGTCATGCACTACCACTCAGATGATTCCTGTATGGCGATGAAGAACAATGGCGTCCATATGATGTTCAATATTGATATATCAAAATGTGACTCCACCCACGAAACCGCTGTATTCAAGGAAATCGTGCATGACATGCCAGACGCATACAAGCACGAAGCCGAAGAATGCATCAAGATGACGCTCCTACCACTAGTCATCCACGGTATCCCTTTCTCCCGCATGTACAAGAAATATTACAAAAAACACGCACTCAAACTTCCAAAAGTAGTCCTACGCCCTAAGAAGCACACGCTGACATCCGGTCAAGTTACCACCACGGCTGTCAACAACGTTGCAAACGAACGGATAGGGTACGCAATCGCACACGCTCTCAGCCTCCATAAAGAACCTCTCAAACTCGAAGAGATGAAAGCACTGATGATTGAAGCTGCTGCCACCGCCGGATACGAAATCAAAGTCGAGTACGCTGAGATTCCAGAGGATTTACAATTCCTCAAGAACTCACCAGTACGCGACATCCACGGCAAATGGCGCTCCCTGCTCAACATCGGCGTCGCACTCCGCTCACTCGGATGCGCGAAGCGAGAATTTCCAGGTTCCAAAGACATCCCATTGCTCGTCCGAGCAGCCCACTTTGTAGCCTGTGTCATTGCCGGGATGTGGAAAGACGTCCACTTCCCTCTCGCCGACCGTCTCCGCGAGTTGTACCCACTACCAAAGAAGCAATCCAAAGCTCTGCAGAAAGCCGTCGAAGAACACCTCGGTTACTACCACGCAGACAGAGGTGCAAACTCCGGAGAGTTCCACGCAGTGGACATCTACCGAAGGTACCGGTTGAGAGCATCACAGATTGAGTCACTTGACACTCAGTATGGCACTCCCAGTACACTGTACAACGGTTCAGCAGCCGCGCGCATTCTAGAGAAAGACTACGGTCTTACTCTCAAACACGAATCAGCGTAGAGCACTGAACAACTGTAGGGCGGACCTCGGTAGCCCCACAGTATTGTCGTAAAACTACCGCGACCGCCCGCAACGCATGCGGGCCAAGACTTGCTCCCTTACCGAGCACGGTTGCACACCGCCTTGTGCTTCACGCAAGTTGCAGCGTGGAGAGGGACCCACCCTCGCCGATTACGTCTATCGAAAGAATTGAAC